GCCATCTTTAATATTATAGTATTATACATTTCGTATAATGTCAACAACTATTTTAGCTTTCAATAACTTCTTCAAATACTTCATCACGGTCATCATCATCACGCATAATACTACCTGAAGCTCCAATTGTAAATGTATTCCGTACATATTCTTTGAAGTCTGTAGTTTCAAACATCATATTCCAAAATTCACCGTTATCGTTAACTTCTTTAGCACGCATTAACTTTTGTGAAATAACTTCACCAGTTGCTGGATTTACTGCTTCATACCAACCAACTTTTGGTTTACGCAAGTAGCCACCTTTTTCAGCAACATCCATTAAACCCGACCATTTAACAATACCGCCATCCCAACTTACACTAATTGGAATTTTAGATTTTTCTTTAACATGGCGTGACTTTTCAATATTGATAACAAAATGATAACCTTGGATTTCAGTACCAACTTTATCTTGTTGTCGACCAACAATCCAAATAGCATCAGCTGAATAATAAATGCCTGTACCGCCCGAAACAATAGCCTTAGGAAACAATCCAATTTCTTGATAAGTATGGTTAACTGCAATCAAAGGGATGTCTTTAAGATTAAGGTGTGGTGTTACAATACGGAACAAAGACTTTAAAGATTTAGCCCGAGACATATCCGCAACGGATTTTTCATTCATTGCGTCCTCAACTTCTTTCTTTGAAGCCAAGTTGCCGACCGAGTCAATAATAATACAGACATGGTCTTTTTTATCAATTTGATCTAATTGGTTACTAATATCAAACTTGAGTTCTTCAACATTGGTAATCGGCGTATGAACTACGCGATCCATATCAATACCAAATGACTCGAAGTATGCTTGAGGCGTACCAAATTCTGAATCATAAAAGAGCAGGATTGCATCTTTGTATTTGTTCATATATGCGGCCGCCGTCAATAATGCAAACGCAGATTTGAAGTGTTTAGATGGACCTGCCAAAACCAATAGTCCTGGGCTAAGACCGCCATCAGTATCACCTGATAACGCTACATTAACCATAGGAACTGGTGTTGGCGCCATTTCTTTTTTACCAAAAACCTTCGACTCAGATAACTGAGCTGTTAATTTAATAGTAGAGTTTTTCACTAGTTTGTCTAATAGACTCATATTATTTTCCCTCAACGATCTTCAATAGTTTAGCTTTATAAGACTCAATTTTACCAACTCTGTCGGGCCAGTAAATTGTAGACTTATCCGCATTCTTACACAAGTTATCTAAGAATGGGGAGATTGATTTATATAGAAGTTCTAAACGATATTCAAAGTCGTCAGCAGCTACTTTAGCATCAGTAAGTTGATCCTCAAGTGATTGCTTTTCACTACTGACTTCTTGAATTTTTTGTTCGGCCACAGCTTCTTTTTCTTGAAGCTCTTCATCAATAAAGCTGAAGCCGAAATCGAAATCTAAAACCTCTTCGTAGGTTTTATTAACCATTCGCTAGTTCCTTAAAGATTGATAGATCGTCGTCATCATCCATACTCATTGCTGGAGCAGGTGCAGCAGCAGGAGCGGATGGCGCAGGAGTGGCAGCCTGAGTATTACCCATGTTGCTCAAATCCAAATCTTCGTCAACATCCATTGCGGTTGTAGGTTCTGACGGCTCTTCACCAATCGCAAGAACGCGATATAGTTTGGCTTTCAATTCAGAATATGTTTTGAAGTTCTTTGGGTCAACCAATTCTTGTAGTGAATGTTGCTGGTTCCAAGTTGCTTCAATTTGACTGTCGTCTTCTGAAATAGCAGACGGTTGGTCAAACTCTGATTTGTCATAGTTTGGATATCCTTCGAACTGACGGATTTTCAAACGGAAGTTTGCGCCTTCCCAAAAGTCAAACGGATTAACTGGTGTTTCATCCTCAAACGACGGGTTCATCATATCGTTCAATTTGTCAAAGATCTTTTTGCCAAACTGATACATAAAGACTTTGCCTTCGTTTTCAGGATTTGCACTGTCTTTAATAACCAAAATATTGGATACATATTTTAGACGACGTTTCTGTTTACGAGCCTGTTCTTTATCAGAGTCAATGCCACTGTTCCACAGTTTTGAATTGAACTCGGATACAGGATCGTCTTGGTTTAAAGTTGTAAGTGAGTTTTCAATATACCAAAGACCTGTTGGTCCTTGAAAACCATGATCCCAGATACGTACGAAAGGCATTTCTTCGCCTTGGGCTGCAGGTAGGAAACGAATAATTGCAAAACCGTTGCCAGCTTTGTCACGTGTTGGTTTCCAAAATTTACCTTCGTTGGGATCTGAATAGCTCTTAGTTGAAATCTTTTCGAGCTGTGCGTTCAATTTGTTTAGTGAACTTGAACGATTCTTTTTAAGTGCATCAAATGATGTTGCCATAGTCGTATCTCCTTGTATAGCGTTGTATGTTTTTGTATTGCGAAATATAGTTAACCGAAGTCAACGATATATTTATATCAGAAAAACCTATCTCTGATAATTTCTTTGAACTTTTTTTCATTAATTTCCAAGAATGGTTTGTACTTTCTTGATAATCTAATTATATCACGCGCAACGATTTTGTCAACTATTTTTTGCTCCCAATAAGGAAAAATATTTGACATATGCGTAAGTATAGTAAATGTCTCAAGAGTTATTTGTCGCTGTACATATAAGGTCATAACATATGGATGCTGACCGTCATGTGTGACAAAGTTAGACTGATAGTTGTCGTCTAATTTATTTAAGTCTGATTTGAAAGTATGCGTTAAAGAATCAATCTTTTTCTTCCAGTCAAAGTACTTGCTTTCACCTTCCTGCTCTACGATTGTTCGGATCCAAACATTTGGATTGACTAACATATTAGCCAACATAAGATTTATTGGATCGTCTTTTTGTGCAAGCTTATGGAAAAAGAATACGTCGTTTCGAGTACGATATGTCTCAAACTTAGCTCTTATTTTTCCATTATACTTGTGGTAATCGTAGCCGTCAGTAGTGAAGTGTTTCTTTAGTGCAAGATACCTAACATAGAGATTAAATGATTCCTCATTTGCAAAGCTCTGTGATGTCTTGATCATCTCGTTCTTCTCTTTGGACTAGTTTTAGCTTAACTGCCTCTCCTCTAAGTTTTTCCTTAAGGATAGACGATTTTTTTACAATATCTGCTACTGCCTCGATTTCAAGATCGTTTTGTCTGGCATATTCAACAAGCGCGTCAATATAATTGACTCCGTTTGCCAACATAGCGGCGATTTCATGATGAATCTTTTCCGGTGATCTTGGTGGTGTTATCATTATGTTTTTAAATTCCCAATGCGGTGCGTATTTCATTTTTCTTATGGTCCCTTCCCATTCTATAGGCATGAAGAAACAACATAACTTCTTTTTTATTATTATACATTATTTCTCCATTCAATTTAACCCAACATTCTCCAGGGGTTACGCTTATTTCAACTCCATAAGTATTTCCACGTATTCCATTATCCATTGAGTACTTTAATCCCGCTAATCCAATTGTGAGCTGCATCTTCAACATAGTAAATACTTTTAGAAGGAAATGTTTCTGTTTGCTGTAAAACATTATTAATATAAAATTCTATAGCATAGCCATCTTCATTATCATGTATTTCAGCACGCAGTGAGGATCCATTACGATCGCCAACATATTCGTTAATTTTCATATTTACCTTCCCTTATATTTGAGGTGGCTTTTTTATTACCACAGTTAGAGCAAAAGAATACCGTTACGGTAAACTGGTGATTCTCAAAAGTAACAGTAGTTTGTCCTTTTGTTATATTAACAGTATCACAACAACCGTTAACTGTCAACTGTTTTTTCATTATACTGCAAAACTTTCTCCGCAACCACACGATGCAGTTGCGTTTGGATTTACGACTTTTAAATAAGAACCACCTAATTCCTCTATATAATCTATAGTACATCCAAATATAAACATTTCTGCCATTGGATCAAGCCAAAGATTTTCTATAGTAGGTTCCTTATCGGTTGTTCCCCATTCATATTGAAATCCTGAGCAACCGCCACCTTTTACATTAAGAGATACATTTGGTTTTCCAGCTTTTGCTAAATACTGTTTAGCTTTTTCTGTAACTGTAATGTTCATCCTTCTGCTTCCTCTTTTGTTTTATATTGCCATTCATCGGTATGTCCAACGGACCATTTAGGTTGATCTTCAACTGCGTAGTTTTGAGTACACACTTTAAAATCAGGTCGTTTCAAATCAGCGGGTGTTAATGAGCTATCTCTCCAGATAACCCTATTGTTTGGTTGAGCAGCGAATTGACCGTTGTCCAATCTAATAACATTAAATGATTTGTGCTCAGGGTCGTGTTCGCTGAAGTTGGTGTCAATGATGGAAGAATCGCGGTGACAATTATCAATTGTGAACTCGTATTCTCCTGCATGCATTTTTTTGTCTTTACCGAAAAACTCGCATCTACACAGGATTGGCTTTTCGATAACAGTAATATCATAATCAAAACAATCCCAAAGCTGAAGAACATCGAGTGGAAGATGATCATCTGGATTAAACTCTTCTTTCCACACAAAAGCTGATATAGGTAATTTATCATATAATGCTCCATAGTCTGTAAGAAGTGTTTCAAAATATAACGCTTTTGACTGAGTTGATTTAACACTAATCCAAATACCAGGAGTTAAGTTACCCCAACTAGGATGCCCAGGTTCTAAATCGTATAGGTATTCCATTTTAACATATACGTTTACTGGTGGTAAGGGATGTACTAAAAACGCCATAATTTACTCCTGGTAATTTGCTTTGATTTTAACTTCTTTGTATGGTTTGCGCTTAGCCGATGCCTCAATTTGCATCTTACGTACTTCCATACCATGCTGAATTGTTTTGTCTTCTAAAAGATAATCTAAAAGTTCTTTATATTTCTCGTCCATTTAGATTTCCTCAAATAAAACGTTATTTACATATTCATCTTTATCTTCTTCTGATATACCCATTGCTAAAATGGATCTGTGAAGATGCGGATTCATTTTTTGATTTTCGCAATACTTATTTAATAGTGGCTTTGTATCACGACGAGCCACAAATTGATTTGTTTCCATACCCATTAAATAATATTCTACTAAATCTGACGTTACTTGAATAAATTGGTTAAGCTCTTTATCAGTATTAATATTCCCAACTGCTAGCATATCAGTTGAAAAGATTTCTTTTGCCCACGGCGGTAATTCACGTGGTTTATTCCATTCTAAGTTTGCAACCCTTTTTTCCATATAATCATGGTATGGATGCGGAAATCCATATAATGGAGAAAAATCCATAAAAGAACCAGTAATTTTTTTAGGGCCGGCAACAATATCAAATCCTAGTATAGGTAATTCAATTCCAATTTTAGGGAATACGTTAACGTGCATTAGCCATAAACCTTTACCATCTTCTGGACCAATAGTTTTTAAATGAGCTTTAGAAATACTATCTGAAGACCAAAACCGATCTGTCCAGTCTTTAAACTGCAAGTCTTTCATAGCAGCGTTTTCGTATTCAGTAAAGTACTCATCAAAGCTAGACGCAATATAATCTGCGTAGCCGTTAAGCCTGTCCCATAATGGATACATTAATCTTTTTTCCTAACATACCAAGTAGTGTGGTTACCAGACCACTCGAGAGTATCGCCTTCTTTCCAATCGAGCTCTTCTAACATTTCCTTAGGTATGTCTAGGTAGAGGTCCCCGGTTTGGGGATCCTCTTTTACTTCCATCATTTTCATTTTAACTTCTTTTTCTGGCCCGACGAGCTTTTGCGAATTTATTTGCTAATCTCGTCTCGCGGGTCTCTTTTGCGCTTCGTCGCCGGCGCCTTGCAGCGTCTGACCTTGACATTCGGTTTACTCTACTCATATCCTTTTGAAACTCAGGTTCTTCGGTTGCGTAAGTAATTTGCTCTTGCATTGCAAGTCTCCTCCTGTTTTTTATATAGCGTATGTTTATATTATAACTTGATAATATAGGAATGTCAACAATTATGTAGACAATTCGTCAAAAAGTTTTGATGCAAATTCAAAACATTTTTTGGCCTCTGTGGCCATATCATCATTTAAGAGTTTTCTAAACTCCTCAATGAGAACTTTTGTATCACCTTCAAACTCGTACATTGTTCCAGAGCCAGGTGCTTTTCTTTTAATAATTTGACCGCCATGCAATTCGCCAAAGTGCCTTGTATACATATGGGCAAGCAAGCCTTGGTTATCGTCAGCTTCTGCTAAACTACCAATATGAGCTTGATATTCTTTAACTGAAACAG